TGTCTCTTGATCTTGCATGATTCCCCTTAGTTGTCTAGTGGCTAGTGTGGTGAGTGGCCCTGCCACTAGAAACAGGGCCACTCTTAGACCTCCCCGGATCTGAGTCCGAGGTCTGAGGCTTCCCCTCCTCTGGTAGGTCTGTGGCTTAACCTTGGTCAGTCGATAAACCATTGTCAAGCACTTTAGCGAGATTCGGGCGTGTTTGGCATTATCTCAGGGCTCCAGCGGTGAGACATTGTGCGCCGATATGCGAGCGTTGGTTTACCGTCGCGGACAGTAACTAACAGTTGCCCAGGTATATCGAGGTCGTCCAGCTCGAAGCTGTAATACGACGCTTTTAACACCCGTGACGCGTCTGATTCCAATGATCGGCCCCCCTTCCATTGTCCCAGGCTGTAAAAAATGCTCGGTCTTGGTAATAACGATTCCATTTCTGAATCGGCTTAGACCGTAGAGCTTTAATCTCCTCGATTAAGCCGTCGCGTGTAGCTCTCGACTCTTGAATCATCATGTGTGTAAGGCTTACGCGCCATTTACTGTCTAGAAACTGGTAGGCCCCGCTTGCAGTGCTAATGCTTGACCTAGCCCTATAGTTAAATCGGGACTCCCTGTGCTGTATGCACTTACGAACCCCTGCCCATTTACTGTCGTAATGCTGACCCGTGTACAAGCTGGGCTCGTAGCCTTTCCAGTCTTCGGCGGCTGTCGAGTTTGCTACGCAGGCCGGGGCTGTGAGGAGAGCTGCACATACAAGCATCTCGGCTATCATTCTGCCTCGATTATTGTAACTGTGCTGGAGATTCGCACCCGCTTACCAATAATCTCGTCGAGGCTTTGACGGTCGATACGCCGTTGTCCTCCAGGTGTGGTGATTCCGTCGATTTGGCCGTTATCAACATAGCGTCTAATGGAGTCCCTTGAGACTCCGAGTAGTTCGGCGGCTTCGCCTGGTTTAATATATTCGGTCATGTGTTCCCCTTTGTTAGGGTTCGAGAGTACCGGCTAGTTGCTGTTTTTACGTGCTTTTGCGAGTTCGCGTGTCCACCTGGCTTTAGTTAGTGGCGATTTAGCGAGGATAGGCAGCGGGTATATTGACCCGTCCCGGTCTGCGTAGCTTGTAAATGAGACATGAATATGTCCTTCATGGCCGTAGTTACCGTGTCGCCATGTCCACCATGTTTTGCGGTAAGTACCTGACGCTACGCGGTTTTCGTACACTATGTTTTTTATTCTGTTTGAGCCAGGGAGACCCGAGGCGGCGTAGTCTGCTAACTGATTAGCTAGGACTCGCGCTGTGCCACCCTTGGAAAATGTTCCTAGGTTTTCGTCTATGTCGATAGCGTGAACGATTCCGGCTTTATTAGGGTTATGGTCTGAGGCTCGGGAGGCGTGTGCCTTGTCGCCTATCCAACCGTCCGAGCGCTTATCGCGCTTAGGCCAGCGTCGATCTATCTGATCCCGTAGGGTTACGCCACCTTTACAAAGTTTCGCCACTATCCACCCCATAACGTGAGTCCGCCGAGTTTAGCGCGTTAATAAGTACCGGGATTACAGCTGCACTAATAGCCACAATTAGCGGGTGTACGTCGCTAGTCATAAGGTACGAAGCGAGCGCTCCTAGCCCTGCTCCTGCCGCTATCTTAAATACTGAGCCTTCCCAAGTGTTCGCTAGCCATTTTTTCATTGTCTGTCCATTCCTACATGCTCAATGAGGCGATCTACTTTGTGTGCTAGGTCTGCAAGTGACTGTCCGCCGTTCCGATAGCCAGGTTGTATCGACTTGGTGGCTTTAGCGATTTCGTCGCGGACTACGTTACGGACAAGCCAGATTAGGCCCCCGCCCATTATGCCAAGTATGGCTAGGACGGTAGCGACTAGTCCAACGTAGTCCGCTAATGTCATTTTGCGGCTAGTTTGGCTCGGACGGCTGCTCGGGCTCGCTCTGTGTCCGTTGAGGTTACGGGCTTAGCCTTTTTCTTTGGCTTTTGCTCGACCTCGGGCGGGGTGTCTACGTGTAGTTCCTCTTCAATTTGTGACATTTATGCTCCTAAATTGGGGTACATTACTGCGATCATGGCGTCGGTAAAACCAAGGCTTTTGGCGTGTGCGATTGCTGCCGTCGTTGCTGCTTGATCGGCTTTTACTTTATCCGCTTCGGCTTTTTCTAGGCGCTTTATTTCTGTTTTTACTTCCGCGCTTGTCAGCGGTTCGGCGCCTTCCGTGTGCCACGTGATATTTTCCACGTCATCACCTGACATGCTCCATTCAATGCCAGGTCGTAGGCTCATTACTGCTTGTGCTGTGTTTATCATGCGCTAACCTCCGTTGCGAACATTTGGCCGGTACTTGCATCGTTTCTTACCGAGGTTGTTACATTTGAGGCAACAGCACTAAAACGTAATTTGTACGTTACGGCGCTAGTTGATCCGGTAGTCACATACGCTCGCAAGGATAAAAACCCATACTTAAGATAAGCAATTCCGCTCGTTGAATTAATAAAGCCAAACTCAATATTCTCAGCACCAGAGATTCCATTGTTGCTGCTGTCCGTCAATTTATAAGAACCGGTTCTACTGCCAGTCGTCGTGGATTGAACATTTGCGCCAAAAAACGCTTCTATGATTATTGAACTTGTCGCGCTTTTAGGTGTAATCGTGACGCTCATTCCCGTAACGTCCACAAATGATGTGCTAGTGGTCGTGCGTATCGTTGTATCCGTTGCCCTGACAACTTGCAAAACTTTTCCGCCGGCGGCCGTCCATGCGGTGCCGTTCCAGAACTCGGTCGAGTTGCTGTCCTGTAAATACGAGTATTGACCGTCGCTAGGGCTCGGTATAGCCGTGGCCCTAGCCGCTGAGTCTGCAAACGGTAGGACGCCTACTAGGTCTACTCGGTTAGCCAGGGACAACGAAGCCGCAGGATAGGCCGCGACAAGATCCGAAGCCTCTACGTAGGGGGTTCCTTCGGGGGTGAGTGCCATTATTTCTCCTTATGCCGCTAAATCTCGGCTAGTTATTGTTTCGAACCATTTAAGAGCTGCGGGTACATCTCCCCATTCTAGGGCCGGATCTACGTCGTCCCACGGTATTGTCGCTAGCGAATATCTGGGGTCAGATAGTGACAAAGTTAAAATGTGTTGCTCGGGGGTGTAAACCTCACCCCAACCCTCGACGATTCCAAAGTAGTACGACTCTGGGGCTGGCTGTGGCAAGTTTTCTAGAGTTACACCCATGCCGCTAACTAGCTCTAAAACCTTGTCACGATCGGCTGTGCCTAGATTCTGTACAAGAATAGACACGCTACCAAGGTTCCAAAATGGGATCGCTTGGGCGGTAATAATGGCTTCGGCTCTAGCAAGAACTCCACTCGATAGTCGTATGTCTGTGTTAAGTCTGTATTCCCGTAGCCCGTAGGTGGCTATCGAGGCGGCGTTTGTTTGTGTGGTTTCGTGTGTTTCATTATGCCCCAGGACTGTGACAGAGTTTACGACCGTTTGACGTGTTTTAGCCCAGTTAGGAGTAAAAATAACGTCGGTTCCAGGTACGTTTGTGGGTATCTGATTTACCGGGAAACTTGACCAAGCTACAGAATTATCGGCCCATGTTCCTACTTGACTAGACCAAGCACCAGCAAATGAAGTTGTACCCCGGTTGCCGTAAGACTCAAAAACGATCCGGCCAAATGGATCATCATAGTAAGTGGCGCCGGTTGTTTCGGCTAAATAAGCCAGGTAACTAAGTGCGTCCGTAGGGTTTATGTCTGCCCCTGTTATTTGGTGGAGGCTGGTTACGGGGTCTGCACCGTTTAAGTACGGTAAACCGACGGCCGTTAAAATGCCTTCTACTCGTTGGCTTACGGTTTCTTGCGGATACCCACTAGCTCCCACTTCGGTAAACCCTACTCGGGAAAGTTCCCCTATTGACGTTATGGTCGATACGGCTACGGCTGGGCTACTTGATAAATGGGTTAGGTTTACGTCTGAGACTTGACCCGTGAAGCGGTGAAACCCGTACGCCTTGATTTCTACCGTATCGGCTATTTCGACTTGGACCCCGACCGGGCCTCTAATAATTATTTGACTGTTTGACGGTTGTGGGGCTGAGGTTATGTCGCTTCGACCGTGTTGAATCTGCACTTCATACTCGACGGTAGAAAGATCCAGCGGTGTACCGTTTAGGCTTATTTCGCTAATCATCTGTTTACCGGTGTGATCGGGGCCCCGTTACGGGCGTCCGCTGACCTGACAAGATTTTGTAATGCCTGGGCTACTGCCGCATTAGTAAGGGCGACTTGCTGCCGTTGCGCTGAGGCTACCGATTCGGCTCTAGCAGCTGTACCGATTGCCTCGACCTCGCGTACTGCTTCGGCTATGTCTGTAAGTAGTTGAGCCTTAAACTTTGCGCCTACCGGCTTGGCTAGGTTTTTACCTAGTTTGTTGAGTCTGTCGGTTTCTTTGGCTAGTTGCATAGCCATGCCGTCTACTGTTGCTACTGCACTAGCTTCTCCTGCCAGTAATGCGTCAGGTACTAGACCCATAGCCAGAGTCTTAAAAGTCTCCTGAACCGTCACCCATTTAGTATTAAGGGTTTCGAGTAGTCCGCCGGGATCGTCGAGCATGGCTTGACCAATACCCCCACCGATTTCGGGCCCCAGGCTGGCTAATTCTTCTACGAGTGTTTGATCGACTCCGCGTTGTTTAAGGGCGTTTAGCACGTTGCCGAACCAAGGCGCTTGGTCTACAGCTGTGTTGAAACTGTTTACAAAGTCCCCAGCGACTAGCCTTCCGTCTGCTCCGACTGCTCCACCAAAGATACTAGCTAGGTCAATAGTGTTGATGGTCTGGCTAGTTGCTGCCACATAATCGTCCACGGCTTTCCGGGCGTCGTGCAGTTTCCCTATTTCGGTGTCTAAGGCTTTGGCCGTGTTCGTCATTTTTGTCAGACGGTTGTCATACTGTGCTTCTAATTTTTCTTCGGCTTTTGTCAGCATGTCTGTAGCTTGAGTGTTGCTACCTTTTGCTGTCGTGTTCTTTTTAGTGGCTTCTGTTGCTGCTTCTTCGGCTTCTGTGGTGACTCGTAACTGGTAAGCGGCTTCTTGCTCGGCAAATATGCCGGAGGTTTGAGCCTTGCGTAGAGCTGCTATTTGACCAATTAAAAATGATGTTTCTTCACCTGCTATTCGAGAGGCTGTGGCGTGTTCTAATAGAGCATTACTAAAAATACCGAGGGCGGGAACGACTAGACCAATTTGAGCAAAATATAATTTTACTGCATCTCTTACAAGGTTTTGTCCTTCTTCGGCTTCTTTGGCTGCGTCACCGTTGTTTGTTAAACTTTTTGTAAGTTTAATAAGTTCAGAGGCCAGAATACCGACGCCACGGGTCAAGTCTCCGACTACTTCGCCGCCGTCTGATATAAGCTTTGCCATGCCTTTAGACCCGCCCATAGCCTGCGACGCGGATTCTAAAGCGTCTACTAAACCTATGCCGATTTCGGCTTTAGCGTCCTCGACGGCAGCTTGTAGGATTCTCTGCGTATTGGCTAAGCCTTCCGAAGTCCGGGAAAAATCTCCCTGGGCGTCGGTAGTCTGGGATAAGATTTCTTGGTGTGCAGCTAAGACCTTTTGCTGCTGCGTGAGCGCTCCTGAGCCGTCGTAAATACCCATTTCCATAGCACGGGCGCGTAGGGTTGCGTCGTCAAGCAGCACACCAAAGTTACGTAACGGTTCGGCTTCGCCTCGTAGAGCTGCACCTATCGCGGTTATGGCTTGCTCGGGTGTCGAGTTATTAAATGAGGCTAGATCCGCTGAGAGCGTTACAAGCTCGGTCGAGAAACCCACTAGGTCGGTTCCGGCTAGCCCTGCGGCTTTACCAAATTGTGCAAACGTAGCGGCGGCGCTAAGTGCTTGTTCTTGAGTTTGACCTAAAGAGGTTACGGCTGTTTGGGAGAATTGCAGAATACTGCGGGAAGACTCCCCGAAGATTACGCTTACTTTGTTTTGTGTTTCTCCCAGGTCTCGGGCTGCTTTTATAGCGTCCCCGGCTATTTTGACTGCAAACACTCCGGCCGCTGCTGCTGCACCAATTAGCGCTGGCTTTAAGAAACTGTCAATAGATCCGCCGAACCCTTTAACGCTTTTTTGTGCTGAGTTAATGTTGCGGTTAAAGTTTTTGAGGTCTGCCGCTAGGAATACGGTTAAGGTTTTACCGGCTGCCATTAGAGAGCCCACCTGCCTATAGCGCGGTCTACGGCTTTACCCCACTCCTCGATAGCGTCACCTTTGTAAGTTCGGGCGTATTGGATCCAGTTTGAGCCGCTACCAAACGCTGCGGGTACTCGGGCCCCGGATCGGCCCCTGTTCCCTTTATCGGCGGGGTATCGGAGCATATTCGCAGTAGCTCCGCCGGAGGTTACTTTACGATTTCCGCCAATCATTATTTTAGGTACACGGTCGGAGCCTGCCCGAACACTATTAGCCAGGTCTTCACCCCAAGGACCGGCGTAGGTAAGAGCTGCACTCTTCCAAGCTGGGACCATGTGCTTTTCGGCAATAACTTTGGAGGCTGTTCGTAGTTCTTTAGCGGCGTCTTTAGGGAGTCGATTAAAGTCGCGTAGCAGTTCGCCGAGTCCCTGAATATAGACCTCGGACTGCTTAGCCACTTTCTAACTCCTCTAATATGGTCACAATTTCGCGGGGCTTTAGAGCTTTGACCTGGTCTATAGTCCAGCCTGTGCGGAGAGCCATTTTGATTATTAGGCGGTAATGGCTTCCGTTTGGGTAGGGTCCACGGTTTCACTCACTAGATCTACTTTGCACCTGGTCGAGCGTGCCCACGTTTTCACCTGGTTAAGGTTTAGCGGCTCTTTGCCTTCTACGTAGTAGTAAGCGATTGTGAGCCGTAAGCCTTGCTCGCTTGGGGCTTTAGTCCCTTGTAGCTCTTCGTACATCATAAAGTCCACGGGTAAAGTTTCGACCTCGATCGGTTCTTTGCCCTGGACTTCAATTTTTAGTTTTGGATACATGGTTTCCCCCTAGACCTTAAGAGAACGCTACTGTGCCGGTAAATGTGACCGAGCAAGTTGCGATTCCGTCTGCTGCCATAGTCATTTCGGCAGATTCGATGGACATGCCGTTACCAGCCCAATGACCGGCGGCGCTTCGGACGTCTACGGCTACGGTTTGTGCGCCTGCGATTGCCGTCTGTAGTGCGTCGTACAGTCCGCTATTTTCGTCGTAAAGGAACTCTATAGCGATCGTGCTGTTAAGGTCCGTCTGGTCGAACGCGACACTAGAAAGGGTCTTTGTGCGGACGATTGTAGGCGTGGTGCTAATTGTGCCTGATGTTACTTGATCCTCATAACCAATGGAGGCGACGTCTACGGTAAACGCGGCTCCGGCTACTGATACTGCGGTCATTTTATCCTTCTTTCATTTGCATAGATACGTTAATTTCGGTAGACATGACTGTTCCCTGGGCTCCAATGCTAAGAAGCTGCGGGGCGTTTATTAGTTCCACTAAGACAGTATTTGGTAGCTCTACGAGTAGGGCGTCAATTGCGTCTTCTGTGGCTTTTGTGGCTGATTCGTTTACCCTGGCGTTAATGTTAATGAGGATACGCCACCGGATCTCGTAATTTAGATTCGACCCTAAACGATTGGGCCTGATCCAAGGTGAGTCCGGTACGCACACCACCGAGGGGGTTATTGGTGTCGCGGGTACTGTGTCATAAATCTTGTACCCGTGTCCCGTAAGAGCTGCGACGATTGCCTCCCGGCTTTCGGTTGCCAAACTCACCCTACTACCCCTTTCATATCAAGGTACGGGGCTATAACGCCCATTACTCGACGAGTGAGCCATACCGATAAACGGTAAGGCCCAGGGGTAAAGTCCATTGAGACCGCTTCGCCCCCAGCACTTGACCGGGCTTGAAACATCTCCACGGCTACCGACATAGCGGCCTCTTTACAGGGTGCGGGTTCCGCGGTAAGTGCTGCGGTAGTGATGAGGTAGCCGATTAGCAGTGAGGCGGCGTCGGCAACTTGATCGAGGACGGCTTCTGCATCTCCGTCGTACTCGATCTGTAAGTTATCGGCCAGTTCTTCGCCTGTGACAAGTGCCATGCTAATCGGCTACCTTCCTATTGAGGTCGGTTTAGTTTTCAGCCAAACGGACAACACCTGCGGGCAAGTAGACCGCGGTTGCGCCGTAACCATAAATAGCAACATCTCGACCCAGCTTGGACACGTTTTCGGCTGTTGCCAAACGTGGGCCGTCCTCGACCCAGCGTGCAGCTTCACCGTTCAGGACGATTCCGTGGCGGTCTGCGTCTGTGTCAAGCCACTTAGCACGCACGACCCGAAGACCGGATACGTTTACATCTAGAGTGCTTGCGGTTGCAACACCGGACACATTTTGGACGCTGTATGGCGCTGGGAAGAAGGTCGTAAACCCTCCGATTTTGCTAAACAATGCGCTAGACACAAGTACGACCGTGGCGGGTGATCCGGTAGCATCTTCGACCTCCATAGAGGCAGTAAATACACGTTCCCTAAATACTGCGCCGGTTGTGTCTGCCGAGAGGTCGTAAATGTTTGTATTGTTAGATCCGGTCCAAAGATCGTTAGTAAACTTTCGATCCGTAACGGTTGAGTATGACGCTGCCATGATCCGGTTATGTGCGTCGAGGTATGACGGGCTAGAGCGCTGGAGCAGCTGGTAGGAAATATCCGAACCAGCGGCGTAGGTCGCTAAAGTTGCGTCGCCTTTTTCTAGGTTAATTTCGACCGAGTTTACTTCGTCTTTTTCGTTAGCTTGTGCTTCCACGATTGCGGTCAGGTCACCGTCGAAGTAAGGCCAGTTAATTTCCATGCCAGAAGTACCGGCGGACTCTGGGCCACCAACTGAGGTGATAGCAGGACGCCCGAGATCAATTATTCCGCGCACCTGTAATAGCCAAATAGGCGGATTTACCCCTGGGCTGTTAGCCAGGGTCTGGTCTGCAAGTGCCCTAGTGTCTACATCTCCAGCTAGTACAGCTTGTGAGTATTCACCAAATGAGCGAAACTGCGCTAGCGGGTGTACAGGCTCGGCGGTAAATGCTCGGGCCTCGATATCTATGATGCTTTCCCGTAGTTGTGCTACGGCTTCTCTTGCTTCTGTATCGACCGAGACCTGCTCGGTCGAGTCCATGGTCTCGGACATTGTTTCTCCTTCTTCTTCTTCTTCTCGAATACTGCTTACTCCAGCGGTGGCGTAGGCAGGGTAGGGGGTGAGGCTTACCTCTAGTAGGTTAGCCGCTGTGTGTTGGATTGCGTCACGGGCTTTACTCATAACGCTTTTTAGTGGATTAAAACCGACGGATAAACCTTTAATCGTGTTAGTCCTGGCTAG